GAATTGTCGATACTTGAACGCCTTTAGCATCCTCTTCAACGATCAAGAATGCCTGTTGCCAGTTCATTGTGCCCTTGGTGTAATGAGCCTTGCGAATGTCCATTAGATGTCCACCTTCAAAGCCTCTCAGGATACGCCCTAATTTGCCCCCAGAAGCCTCTGTAAAGGCCGATTGGCCTGCTCTGTGAGTGTGTCCACAGATCACGCTTAGCCCATGCCTACGGGCTGCCTCTAGTGCTGTGAGTCCAGGAGTCGGTTTGATAGCCTGTTCATCACCATGCACTGCGACATAACCTTTAGCAATCGGATATGGCTTTTTATGGTATGAGATACCCAGTTCATCGAGCTTCATAAACTTCTCAAACTTTAACTCTGGTAATGATAAGAATGCCGGTATCTTATTCATAATGACATTGTAAAGTCGATCAGTGTGATTTGATCTAATCATCGCAGCTTCTTTGACATGCTGGGTTAATTCCCATAGCACATCGACTGCCATATCTCTATCGGCAGCTAGTGTTTGCTCGTACCATCCTGGCTTATTTTCTGTCCATCTGCTGATCTGTGGGAGGTCGATTTCATCTCCGAGAGTAACCACAGCATCTGGGCGAAATACTTTAATAAAACTCGCAACATTCTTTACTGCTACTTCATCGTGATATGGGACTTGTAAGTCTGGTATTACGATGGTTCTTTTCATTAGTCCTCGTCATCGTCAGGATAATAACCCGGTAACTGGCTTGGATTGTCATTGATCCGCTTAGGCAGAATCCAGTCAGGATAAGAAATCGGGTCTTGTATCATCGAGATACATATATCTGTAGCGAAACCAGCCTTGCGCAAAGCCTTATAGTATTCATTTAAACCAATACAATAAGCTTCCAGAGCTGTATAGCCCTGATCCTCTAGAGGTTTAACTTTACGCGCAGCCATGGCTTAATTCTAACGCTCTAAAAGTATGTTGTAAATCTCATCGACTCGTGTGTTGAGTCGCTTGATCTCGCTCAGTAAGTGTGTGATCACATAGCCAGCCAATCCACCTATTGTCACAAGCGTGGCAATATAGAGCTGAAAGAAGTCTGCCTGTGTCATCGCTTTGGTGTCGCATATCCAAAGACTCCAGCCAAGATAGCCCAGAGAATCGAGCGATAGTCAGCTGCGAAGTTACTCGCTGCCCACGCTGCTAAAAATGCTCCTGCTGTTAGGAAGTAAGGGTTTTTGATGTTCATAGGTATGCTCCAGTCGTCCATTCAGGGGTTGATAGAATCTCACGCATTTCATCATCTGTGTAAAAGCCTTCCAAGCCTTCAATAGATGTAATGAAATCAGGTGTCGTGCCAAGCCAGTCGATGTAAGTCTTAGATCCATCTACTGAATAAGAAAGGGTTTCCAATGATGTGATACAGGTTTGAGATAGATCAACCTTAGATAGTTGGTTAGTTGGAATGATTGCGTAGATGTAACTCATATTCCATACCTCGGTCTGTATGCTTCAAATATCTGCATAATTTCACTTTGGCTCAATTTTCTTGTGTAAACCATTGCAATACCCATATCACAATTTGAGCCTCTATTTGAAAGCGCAGCAACATCATTACCAAATGTTAAATTTGGTCCAATAGTTAAAGCAGTGTTTGTAGTTGTGTTATTGCTTGAACGATTATTTACATAAATAGTGCCACCTGTTAAATCAATGGCTGCTGCGACCATACACCATTGATTTAATGGTGGAGTCAGTCCAGAATCAAAAAAATAATTACTGCCGTTTGATCCCCAAGCATAAGCAATAGTTCCAAAATTGCCCCTATAACTTAAAGATGCATCATTTGTACCCACTGGGGATGATCTATAACAAATTAATCCAGCGTAATCTGGGACTGTTCCGTTGCGTTTAATAAATGTAATAAATGTCAATGCGCTGCGAGATGCAGTAGTTACTGTTGCTGTCCCTGAAGTATTTGTTGAGTTAAAAGTTTCAACCCCATTGTAAACATTTGAATAGGTTGGAGTATTTATCAAAGTTGCTGTAAAACCATTACCACTTAAATCATTTACAGTTGTTCCACTACCAGAGTAAGAATTACCATCGCCAAAATCGTAGTAGGCAAATAGGTTCTGGTAACTTATATTAGGTGTTTTAGGCTCTTTATCCCTACGAGACTGCGAAAAACCAGTTACCTGTTTTCCCTGCCCACCCTTATTAACTTGTCTATACATTATGAAATACGGTTTACATATCCGCTAAGAGTAATAACATTTGTAGTAGCAGCGTAAGCATAAATGGTATTGGCTGCTGATCCTGTACCAGTTAAAGTAAGCCCGGGAACTACCAAGGTCAAACCAGTGGTGGGTGGGATAGTTATCTTTATGTCGTTATCCACCGATGTAGTTCCACCAAATTGAACAGTTAAAGCTGTTGCGGTAGAAGCTGAGTTGTAGGCATAAATCCAGACTTCATCAATGATTGAAGATGATGTACCTGTTGCATGGATAGTAGTACCAGTCGAGGCAGTAGCTGCGACTTTAACAGCCTTACCTTGTGAACTGCCTGATAATAATACCTTTGTAAATGTTGCCATTGTTTTTCCCCTATCCGAATACTTGCATTGAAATTACAGCTTGATCTGTGTCATAGACTGCGTTTGTGCCGTTAGTGCCGTTAGTGCCGTTAGTGCCGTTAGTACCAGCTGCGCCAGTAGCACCAGTATCACCCTTTACGCCTTGAATGCCTTGTATGCCTTGATCGCCAGTATCGCCTTTAGCACCTGTTGCACCCGTTGCACCCGTTGCACCCGTTGCTCCAGTGTCACCCTTAATGCCTTGAATACCTTGTGAACCAGTTGCTCCTGTGGCTCCAGTTGCTCCCGTAGCGCCAGTAGCGCCAGTTGCACCGACTATGCCAGCGATGCTAAAAGCCCAGTTATTGTGTGAACCACTGCCATTAATTACATCGACAGTAATAATTAGTGTGCCTCCGCCAACATAGTTAGCGTAGCCTTCCATGTAATAGGTAGGGGTATCAGAATGGATTGCCCGTACACGATCGCCAGTGATGTATGCACCTGCATAACCGCTTACTAAGGTAAAAGTCTTAATGCCTGTGCCAATAGTAATTGTTGAAGTTGAAGTCACGCCTGAATAACCGGGGCCCGTAGCGCCAGTCGCACCTGTTGCGCCAGCAGCACCAGCTGCACCTGTATCGCCCTTTTCACCCTTTGGCCCGGGGAAGAGATTATTAGAGCTGACAGTGACTCTACCCATTTGTGCCTCCTACCATAGGGATGTTAAAAAATGATGAATCTTCATCCGCAGTCTTTGCAAACGAGACATGGATGTGATGGTTGTGGGCATTAATTCCAGAGTATTTGATCCAACGCCAGAATGACTTTCTTGAACAGATTTTACCCATGTGGATAACATAAGTGATCCGTCCACTGGACTTCGCATATTCTCGAATTTGATCCGCAAGATAGACCGATGTGGACTTTGACTTGTCGAGGTTAGCATCAATGTCGATGGCGCGTACCCATCCGAGAGCATCTGGATTGTGATCAGACTTGCTAGCAGCGTGTCTGGTATCACCGATCCAACCATCGGAAGTTCTATCTCTATCTGCGAAACAGTCATCGATCTGTTCTCTCAGCTGAATAGCGGATTTACTCAGGCGTGGCTTCATGTGGGAAGAATGCCCCTCCGTCTATGCCGTTGGTGTAATCCCAGCCATTTTCATAGTTAATATACTTCTTAGGATTCTTCTTCAAGTCTTTAGCATCAACATCTACCACGATATTAACGACTACATTATCTTCAATGATTGCCCACATATTAGACCCAGTATTCTATCTCGATTAAACCTGCTCCACCGACACCACCATTATTCGCGCCACTGCCACCAGATGCATAGTTTCCAGTTGTTGTTCCAGTCACACCAGTTAAACCAGTTTTGTTGTAGCCAGGAGCCCAACCACCAGCACCACCACTAGCTGAAGTCGCTCCCGTAAATGTTGTTGTTCCACCTGTTCCAGCAGAAGTAGAAACGGACGATGTTCCTGCGGTTCCACCTGCTCCGATAGCATAAGCAATAGATGCACCTGGAGTTGTTGCAACATTAGAAGCTATTGATT